GTACTACATCAGCCGCTATAAGATATGATGCAAGTACAATTGATGAACTGATGAAGAAAATTAATTATGCTCCTCATACTGCGAAGCTAGACTTCCTTTATAGAGCAAATAAAAATCTTCTTAATCAGATAAAAATAAAAGATGTTGCAACTTACAATGCGATCTTAACTAGATTCAATGCTAAGCGAAGCGACATCACAACTCAAAATGAGGTATAACAATAGATGAACGACCAACCAAAGAACAAGATATATTTAAACCTTGTTCCAAATACAAATAAGAAACCAGGAGATAATCAACCAGTTATGGTTGCTCCTATTTCTCCAAAAGCTCCAGAAGGAAAACAATGGAGAGTAAATGTTAACATCAATAATGAATGGTATGATTACTGTGCATTTGATGGAACAGACATTGAAGGTAACGCAACAGGTGGATATACTGTTATACTTACTAAAAAAGAAGCAACACAAAATAAAGCTGCAGGATTTAAACCAGCAGGTGGATTTCAAGCTAAGAAACCATTTGCAAATAATAAATCTTTCGGTAATAAACAATACTAATAGCATCTAAACAATGTTATTAACTCAATCACCAAGGTTTATATCGGATCTTAACGATCCACCCCTTTCATGTTTGTTTTCCTTGGTGGTTGAGCTAAATGAAATGATAAAATGACAAACAAAAGTTACTTCGTAGATATTGAAGAAAAAATACAAAAGAAAATAATAGAACAAAGACACGAAGAGTATGGTGATTACGAAGAGAACTTTACGCTTCTTGCTGAGCTATTCTCTATTGTATTATTTAATAAAATAAAATCAGCATTAGATCCTGAAGACGTTGGTCATATAATGATGGCATTAAAACTATATCGATGCACTAAAAGATATAAAGCAGATAGCTATGATGATCTATCTATCTACTGCAAGATGACTAAGCAGTTAAGACAGAAGAAAAAATAATGGCTAAAGTTGTAAGACTTAAAAAATGTGAATGTTATTTTACTTATGTCGAGGAATTTGACACTGCCGAACATGCTCTTGATCCTAATAAAAGAGGTTTATTTATTAAGGTTAAGATAGGGGAAATAAGAGTTAACTCAACAAACATAAGACAGAAAGAAGAACACCATAATGATGACACCAAAAGAGTTTAGAGTAGCAGTAAAACTTAGACTTAATCCAAGCACTTATCAAAACGTAGATCAAAAAGAACTAAAGTTATATAGAGTTGGTTTTAAAACTGGTTATAAACTTGCAAAACAAATGTTTAAAAATAACTATAGATATAAAAAATTAGTAATTAAAGAAATAGTTAAATATGTAACAGTCAATGACGTTGTAGTTCCTGATAATGTTAAAGAAATAATAACTGTTGTAGCAAATCAATTTGGAATTGATCCTAAAGAAATGATGTTAAAAAATAGACAGCAGTCTGTTGTTATAGCAAGATCATTATTAATTAATGTACTTAAAGATAAGTATTCGATGCCATATACAAAGATTGGCGTAATACTTGGCAACAGAGATCACACAACTGTTGTTCATCATGTTCAAATGAAATTTAATAAAGTTCATTTTTGGAAACCTGAGAACGTGATTTGGAATAGATACGATTACGTTATGGAAAATATTAAATAGTTATTTTTCTTTATAAAAAAGAGTATCGTTATCAGGTGATTTCCAGCTGCTCGTCTCTACAGACTGGTAATCCATATTGATCTTATAGTCAGGTATCTCGCTTCTAACTGTATAGTTTGGAAGATTAAATAGTGTTCTATTGTTAGGCATTAAAGCAAAGTTACCTTGCCATATATCTCCACGATTAATCTCTAATACATGATGATGCTTATGTTCTGTTGCTATCTCTGAATATGTAGCATCTAATAAATTCTTATCTGGTTGTGCATAGTCAATGCTAAATAGATATCTTGAATCATGTAGCTTTTGATCTCGTGATAAGAACTTACATTGAGATACGCTTAATACATTAAATCTAAATACAGTTGCATGGTAAGATAAACAATCCCAATAAGCCACATTACTTAACTCAAGATCTTTAACTTCAGATCTTTTATAACCTGCACTAAAGAAAGCAGTAATAGGAAGTCTGGCATAGAAAGCACCATTAGGAAGTAAGATATTAAATAAAGGAGTTCTACCTTCTAATGTAGTAACAGAATGAATCATACAATCATCCTCTTCTCCAAAATGTTTTTCTTTATTATAAAGATATTCTAATCTGATCTTAGCTTTTAAGATTGGGGTATTGTTATTTATAAAAGACATTATTCTTCTGTCTGATATTTATGCTTACATTTTTGTTTCTTTAAATATTCAATATACATGTTCATTCTTTCATCATTGTTTGCTGGAACTTTAACAGGTTGTTTCTCTGCAGCATGAACCTGTGAAAGATACTGATCATAACAATCATCTTCTTTAGCATAACAAAAGTTTAATTTTTCTGCATTGATAATCCATCCACCTTCGTTGCTCATGTGTTCTTTGCCACATACATGGCATTTACCACAGCTCTTTAATACTTCTTTTCTATAAGCCATTACAGCTTTTCTTTAAATGGGTTGAATTGATCCTCGTTGATTTTAACACACTTACACTGTTTTAGTAAAACACAAAATCCCATACACATCCAAAAAATACATTTGACTTTATTCATAATCTATATTCTGCCTTGACCAATATACTTCTTAAATGATTTATGTTTATTAACTTTCTTGGAGTGCCTACCCTTACGTTTCTTAGTAGGTGGTTTAACGTATTTATTTTCTAAATTCTTTTTTGCCATTTTTCTTTTTAATTATTTTAACTTTAGCTCCACCTTGTTGAGATAACAGCGATGGTTTCTTTTTGCTGAACTGTTCTACGAAAGCATTTAATATTGGATCATCAGGCATCTTTGTCTCCTTGGTTGATTGGTCTATTAGCTATAGTTCTAGCAACAGCTTCTGCTGATCTTCCAGTAACATAACCTCCAAGACCAATTTGTAATAAAGTCCAAACGTCTCCTGGCAAATCAAAGTTAATGATAGTCGTACCATGTGTTATAGCTTTAACTAATGGTGCAAATATATAGTTCCATACAAGAATAAAGATAAGAACATACATAAGTAATGGTCTCCAGCTAGATGCAAACCATCCTGCTTTTGCTTCCGCTTCAACGATCCTCGCTGATGCTTTTAATTCTTCAGTTCCTGATTGTAATAACTGTGTATTAAGTTCTGCTTTTAATTTAGCTGCCAAATCTTTATCTGGAATAGATTTATCTACTACGTCAAATACTTTAGATAAGATCGGTGTTAGTGCTGATAACAGTGGAAACATTATTTATTATTACCTCTATTAACTGATTTAGATTGCACGTTTAAATTGCTAATACTATTGTTCATTGGATTTCTATCTTTATGATTTACATCTTTGCCAAGTAATGAAGACGATCCTCGTTTCTCGCTTAATAAAGAACGAGCTTTGTTTCGTGATGCTCTACGCTTGATTTGCTCAGGCTTAGAATGGTAATTTCTATATTCTTTCTTATAATCTCTCATTTTAATAACAGCTTGATACTAGCTGAGATAATTCTTCACATCTACTTGGAGACTGACGATACCAATTAGAGTTAATCATCTCTGCTGCAGCTCTTATATAATCAAGTTCTTTCAAAGCTGCAAACATATTCTTGAATTTAGCAACACCATTTTTACCCAATTGAAATACCATTTCTATAATAACTTCTCGTACAAGTGGTGCAACTGTATAACCAACTAATAGTTCATCAGCATGTTTTACAGCTATAGCAAAATCTTTTTCAAATAAATCTTCTAATAATGTTTTGTCATATATAATGCCTTCAGCAAAATCATCTTCTTCAGTCAATAGATGACCATAGCCAATTGTTTGTTTACCCAATGAATCTATATAAACCTTACCAAGATAACCTTCGTGTTGTTTAATTCTAGCTTTTAATTGTTCGTACATTATTTAACAATAACCTTTCCATCATCATGAACATAAACTATTTTAACACTCATATCCTTTTGTTTAGCAGAAGGTATTCTATTGATACGATCATTTTTTTTATTATTAAAAGTATTTGATTTTCTATATGATACAGTCTTAACATCGTAGTTACTGTACTGTTTTGTTTTAATATTAAATGTAACGATATCAATTGGCCCAACACCACCAAGAGCTGTAAATACAATAAGGTTTGGATCACTAGCAAAATGAGCTTGAGCTAATGCTTCACTAACTAACCCCTTATCTGATTTTTTCATAGTTATCTAAAGAGTTTTAAAGCTCCTACAACTGCACCGACAAAACCACCAAGGATGATTAGGAATGCAATAACACCTTTTCCTTTATTCATATCACCACGAAGATCTTTAACATCAACTCTTAATTCATCTATGCTTTTGATAAGTGTACTCATTCTTTCAGCACAGATCTTTTCATGCTCAGATAAACGAATATTTGATTCAGTCTTTGTCTTGTATTTCTTTCTCATACACA